GTTCCGCCTCAACTGCATCGACTGCGTTGCGCCCATGAACGCGACGTAGACGGCATCGCTGACTTTCAACCGCCAGCGCCGGCCTTGAACGCCCGTCATGCCAGATCGAAGAACTGTGATACGCTGCGGCGTGGCTTGAACGCCTAGCGCCTCCACAAGCTCATTGCTCCAACTAATACCGCCGTCGTCAGACCATGAAATTCCAACACTTGGCGTCGTCTGGGTCGGATCGACGCCCGTTGCCTGCCCGACTCCAACCACAAAGTTGAAATCCGCCCTTCCGACCTTCGTTCGGTTGGGAAAGCCCGAGACTGGCCCGCTCTCCAGAATAAATTGAAGCGGGTCCGTGACTTCCTGATAGTTGGTCGGATCGACATAAAGAAGCCTGCCGCCCTGCGTATCGCCGGTGATCCATTTGCCGAAAGCGAAATGACCGCTGATCGCCCTTGTCCGGACCTGTCCGTAGCTGGAACATTCATTCCATTTCTGAGTGCCGATATCGAACTCCCAGGTAAACGTCGCGCAAGTCAGGCGCCATTTCGGGTGTCCACCCGCGATATAGACCGACGCTTCCAGCGTGGTCTTGTCGGAGACCGCGGCAATTAGCCGATCGAGATCAGGCGGCGATATCTTCTGCGGGTTCGGCGTGCCATTATGCCTGACAACCGAATTGTCATCGGCCACCCACGCCAGCATCGAACCGAATCCGTCCTCGTGCCCGGCGACCCCATAAGGGCTCAGCAAGCCGCGCTGGATCACATAGGAGCGCGTAAACGGAAAGCCTGTAGGCTGGGCAGTATCGGAATAGACCGCTCCAAACGTTGGACCCCAGACATAGTATTGACCGTTGAATGCCAGCCCCCGAGTTAAGCCGCCCGGCTTGGCCTGTTCCTTCGTCTTGTCCGTCGTCGCGATCGTGACATCATTTAGGCCCGAGGCCTGGATCGTCCCATCTCCATAGGTGAAGATGAAAAAGCCATCCATGAACCCGACGCTATTTGGCGTGCCAACGTCCGTATCAGCAAACGTGCTGACTGCGCTGGATGTGACCGTGAAGGCGCCCGTACCCGGTGCAACGCAAACCAGATCAGGCGTTGGCGTCTTGTTGTTGCGTGCCCAAAAGACCTTCTCGGTTCCGTTTAGCGTGCCGCTCAGCGCGGTTTCGGCGCCCGTTGAGTCAAAGAACGATGCCTTGCCACTCCAAGCCGCATAGAGCGAGCTATTGACAAGCTGAGCCCCGCGGAAGCCGGTAAACGATGCTGAGGTGCCGAACAGCGTCAGGCCCGGATTCTTGCGCCATACTACGGCGGGAGGAGCGAATTTCTTGTTGGCCTCTACGTCCTTGCCGAGCGGTTCCGCGAAGACGTTCACCAGACGGCCAGCACTTTCCTGTGTTGATGCTCCCGGCGATGAGCTGAGCGGGAACGGGATCGATACTGTGGTCATTAGAAAAAGCAGATTTCCTGCGGACCATAGCCAGGCGTCTGCCGCGCGATCACCCGAACACGGTTGCGGAGTAGCTGAGCGGTCTGCTCGTTGGACTGACCGCCGAACTCCTCAGCCGCGGCATTGGCCACAAGCTTGCAGAACGTCGTGAACAGCGAGTCATCAAGATCATCGGGATCGGCAATATAGGTAGTGCCGTCCGCGTTCATCTCGGCGACTTCGCTGTCAATATACCCGTCGATCGTGTCAGCATCCTCGGCCGATGGCGCCTGTCCAACGTCGCCACCCACAAGGATGGCGATCGTCTTGAACTGGATGTCTTGACGGGTTTTGGACATCAGAAAACTCTCATAATGCAGACAGCATGCGAAGGTGCCAGCCCGTAAGCTGCAATGCATGCATCCATCGCTACGGTTACCCATCCTTTTGGAATATGAGCGCCGCTGATGAAAAATATGAGCGTTCCGATCTCATGCATCTGGCTTATTCGCTCTGGGTCAGCTTGGGCGGCTCTGGCCTATATGAATCCAACCGATCGGCAACCTCTTTTGCGAGCTTATCCGCATTGCTGGGCCTCCCGCGCTTCACAGCCGGCTTGCCAGGCGCATCATCCACGTCATCAGCGTCGTCAACCTCAAAGAACGGATTGTTCAGCGCCTTCTGCACGATCGCATGGGAACGAACCTCAACCGGCTCATCTTTCGGAAACTTGATGTCTCCGAATGCCTTGGTAAAAGACGGGCCAGCCGCGCCTTCTCCATGCAGATCATCTTCACCCAACCATGTAAGCTTAGCCATTATGCGGCCTCCTCTTTGATTTCTGCATCTGCAAGGCAGATGTCATGGCAAACACTGCCGGTATAGTGACGAACCCGGATATCAGGATCAACCCAGCATTCTCCACCTAGTTCGATCCACTTCCGGCAGAAATTGTAGTCCTCGCCTTCGTCCGTGATTTGGCCGTCAATCTGGATGAGATCGAGCCAGAACCAGGTGCGCACTTGAGCGCCTTCCGTGACGTAAGGCTTTGTCACAGATTCCATTTCTTTGATGACGCTGGTGTGGATCGCCATAAAGCCCGTAGCCACGGCATCCATCTTCCAGATGCGTCCAGCCTCAGTCCGCTTGCCCATGATCTTGTCTCGGGGAAACTTAGCAACTGCTGCGGGCTGTTCGTCCCAGCGGTGATGCCGCTTTGCAGGGGCAGCAGCAATAATCTTCTCGCCATGCTGTAATAGCTTGAAGAAATCGGCCGCATTGAACCCAATATCGTCATCAATGCAGACGATCCAATCGCACTTGTCAGCCATGGCTTGAGCCACTAGTCGATTGCGAACTCTCGGCAAGATCGCCGTACCCGCTGCAATATAAGTTTTCAGATCATGGCCTAACCGCGCCGCCATGCGATCGGTATCCATCACTGATAACATATAGTCGTAATGCACCTGCTCGTTATAACATGGCGTACAGAGGCCAATTCGCATGCAAACTCCCAAGGAGAGAAGGGCGGACCCGAAAGCCCGCCCTCCGAGGTTTAGACGACGGGAAGATATTCCACCACGACGAAGCCAGCGCCCGCAGTCATCGCCGTGCCGGTCGAAACCGACGTGGCCACCACCGTGGTATCAGCCGCAGGCGTCGCGGTTGTGGCTGTAGCCAACGCCGTGCCGCCCGTGATGACGCCAGCCGTACCGAGAGCGATACCCGTGCCATAGCTGGCATCGCTCGCGACCGTGCCGATCTTCATCGTGTTCGTGGAGCCCGCATTGAACGCGGTCGTCACGACAACGTAGGTGCGCAACACAACGCAGCCCGCCGGAATCACGCCGACCGTCTTGACCCCGGTATAACCGAGGCTGAAATCGATCGGAGCGCGAAGGTAGTTGATGGTTTGATCGCCGCTGGAGCGAGCAGGAATGATAGTACCCATGTGATTTTCTCCTTTTCTCGCTTATGCGTCGGCCGTGGCCGCATAGAAGCCGGTGCAGATTCCCCACTCCTTCAGCGCGCCGCCCGTGGTTTTCTTGAACATCTTGCCCACACCATACGCGGCCTCGATGCCGACACCCTGATTGAACTGGTAGTCGGTGTTATCGAGCTGCGTTGGCTTGGCCATCTGCCCGTAGGCAATCGCCATTGCCGATTGACCGCACAGCCATACCGGGCGAACCGGAGTGGTGCCCGATGCGCCGGCAGTCGCGTAGAAGGTCGGTGCCAGCGTATCGATTTCGGGGATCTCGCGATGGATTACGCCATCATAAAGCTGATCGCCGTCCTGGAAGAGCGGGTTCTTGTTCAGGCCATCGCCTTCACGCGAGCGCGCATCCTTGTTGATGGTATCGAGCGAAGCCTTGAGATCGCGGAACGTCCGCGATCCGTGGAACGCCACCAAATATTCCCGGCCGTCCTTGACCTTGAACGGGCGGATTTTCGGGTTGGCGGCACGGGCAACACGCTTGAGGAACCGCATGTTGGCGCCAGTCGCGGTGTCGTTGGTCGAATCCAGCGTGGCGGTTGCGGTCGCAAAAGTCGTGCTGTAGTTTGAGTTCAACTGTCCGAACACGACGCGATCGGCGTTGTCCGTGACCCAGGTATTGCGCTGGGCAGCGGTCGCAGCATCGAACAGGATGCCATTGACGCGGCCGCCGGCATCAGAACCCAACGCTGCGGGGGCGGATTCGGAGACGAGCGCATAGAATGCCGCAACGATTTCGTCGCGCGTGACTTCCTTCATCCAGTCGGACAGAAGGGGGCGGGCCACGTCGAAGATCGCAGAAGAGTCCTTGTGCTTTTCGGCCTTGTTGGTCTTGACCGCGTTCCGGAGCCAATCGATCCAGATACGCATGCCGTAGTTGTCGACCGACTCTTCGTTGCCGGCCAAGGCGCCGACGCCCTTGCCAACCGCGCCAAGACGGGCAACCAATGGAATGTTCATCTGCTCGCCGCCGGAAACGAGGTCCATGCGCTTGCGGATGATGGCAGTGATGTCCTCGCCCATATACGGGGCGAAAAGGTTTTCGCGGACCCACTCACGGTTCACCTGCTTGGTGAACTTGATGAGCTTGTTGTTGGTCTGAATCGTAGTGAGAGCCATGACGGCTATTCCCTTTCTTGCCGTCAGCCCAATAAAAAACCCGCCATCAAGGCGGGTCGGTCATCGAGATTGGACGGCGCTTTAAGCGTTGGCGTGTCGCCAGAGCCCTTCGTCGGAAACGTCATTGTCATCCGCGCTGGTGACGGCGGATGCGTTGGTCGCTCGGGTCAGGGATGGCGGGAGGTTCACCGGAGGCGCTTTGCCGCCTGTCGGTTGCTGAGCTTCGGTGCGCCATGCTTCCATAGCTGCTTTACGAAACTCGGGGTCTTTCATGGCCTCTTCGCGAAGCCGCTGTTTGTACGCAGTGAGATCGTTGCCAACTTCGGCCCTTGTTTTCTGCTCACGATGCCACTCAAGAAGTGTTTTGCCGGGGTCGCGTGTGGCCTGCATGCGAGCCTTGAGAGCCGGATCAACGGCTTTCTGAGCGGCAGCATAGGCTTCATCAAACTCGGCTTGGTTGGCTTCGCGAGCGCGAAGGAGGCTTTCTTCCCGACGCTCATTCAGGGCTTCCTCTCGGAGTTCCTGTCTGATCGCCGCAGCGTAACCATCGGGATCAAGCAGAGGATCTGGCCGCGCTGGCTTTTCGGCCGGCTTCGGTTGTTCGACGGGTTGCCGGGGAGCCTGACGCAATTGGGCCAACTCGGCCTTCATGCGTTCATTCTCTTCAGCAATACGCCGCTTTTCCTCGTTGATCTCCCGAACGCGCCAGGACGGAACTTGAGGCGCATTGTCATCCACGACGGGCTTTTCAGCCGCCTCGGCTACAACAGGCTTCTCAGGCTCATCCGCTACTTTTGCAGCGAATTTGCCCTGTTCGTCTCGTGGCTGCTCTTGCTGCTCGGGTTCGGCCACAGGGGCTTCTACAACGGCTTCGTCTGCCGGCGCTTCATCCGCATTGGCCTGGTCGAACAGTTCTTGGTCGCTGATCCCTTCAAGGACTTCAATTTCTGGCATTACTCACCTTTTCTGCGTTTCGTGCAGTGACGTTTTCCCATTCTTCGTTGGGAATCGGCCGCTATTTCGTCGCGACTGACGCTTGCCCTTTTATCGTGCGGGCGGACGATTTCTTTTCAGTGCGAGAGAACATCTTCTCAATCGCTTGATCCCAATACCATTCCATTAGGGTTTGGCCTACATCTAGTGATCTGGCGAACTTCGCTTTAAGCGAAGGGTCTATATTTTTTTGGGCTAATTTATAAGCTTTCTCAAATTCATCGCCGTAAAATAACAAAGCGTTGCGCAGACTTTTCTCGCGCTGTTCATTCGTATTTTTTTTCGGAATTTGGGGTGGCTTTATTGGCTTTGAAATCGTCATAGGACGACGGCCGAGAAATGGAGGGCAAGGAATCCAATTTTCCTTAGTTGCGGTTGGATCGTTGGTAATCTGCAAAATCTTCTTAACGTATTTTGGATTATCTAAAATACGATGCATTATATTTCTAGACACCATAGAGATTTGTCCTTTCGCGTTTCGTGCGATCACGTATGCCCTCTATCGCTTGGGCGTGCGTAAGTTGCGCTTATATCGTCAAGCGCCAACGATCTTTTTCATCTCTTTGTCCGAGATGCCCCGACCGTGGGTATAGTTCCGGGAAAGTCGCAGCTTGTCCTGTGTGAAGGTCACAAGCGCGCCGTTCTCCAGTCCCACGGTCCAATAGTTGTCATGCTCTCCGGTTTCGAAGATGATCGCATGGCCAAAGCCCAGAGGCGTCTCGACCGGGATCACTTCGGCAAGCTGAATTGCTGTCATGCAGCGGGTTGTGCGGCCTGAGCCGCAGCCTGCCTCGCTGCTAATTGCTGTTCATGCTCACGATCTGCATCGTTCTGCGTAGCCTCATGGGCGCGATCGTTTGCCGAAATGATATGATCGCTGGCCATCTGCGTTAGGCCAAGGATGCCCTCAAGCTTCGCCGCAATGATCGAGCTATCTTGATCGGATTTGGCCCCGATCCGCGCGACCTCGATCTGTGTCAACGCCTGGAGCTGCGCCTTGCGCCATTCCAGGCTATTATCAGCAACCGTCTTTTGTGCGGCTGCTTGCAGTTCAACCTGTTTCAATTGCCCTTGCGCGGCAATCTTCGGATCGGGCGGGGGCGGCTGGTTCTGCTTCGCCGTGATCTTGTCGATCATCGGCTTCTTGATCGAGTTCGGCAGCGGCGATAGCTCAAGCGCAATATCGGGGAATTGCTGAGCGAATTGAGGTCCAAGCGATTGCAGGATCATCATGGAATCGGCCTGCATGTTCACGGCGTCCGGGCCTTCATCGATAATAAAGTCCACGTCCATTGAGCCGATCGCGTTGACAATCGCCGGATGGCCGTACTGATCGACCTGGAGCTTGTTGATCTGGAAAAACTGAGTGATGTTCTGATCGTCGGTGACGCGAATCCAGCGCTCAGCCTTCCAATGCTCCGTCACGATGTTCCAGATGCAGCGATAAACCCGGATTTTCCAGTTCTTGTAGGATGACAGATACGGCCCAAGCTCGGACATGCCGGCCTGCTGAAGCAACTGAATGGCCCGACCGCTCGAATCCTCCAGCCCCTGCCCGACCAAGGCCGGATTAGGACCGAAGTTCTCGATATCCTGCTTTGCGGCCTCCATCATCTCAAGCTGACCTTTGAAGTCAGCCATTGAGCGGTTATCGTCGGGCTCCATCTTCAGCCCGGGATTGATCTCAACCCAGCCGTCAGGCTTTGCCCATTCACGTCTTGCCGTCTCGATGTCGTCAACCGCGCCCTTTTCCGAGATGACGCGCCGGCTGTTGAGCAGGTGCAGCGATTTCGAAGCCCGCATGTTGGCTTCGTCCTGCGGCGACTTGAACTGCCGCACGAAACCGTATCGATCCCCGTCATGATCGACATTCGCCGAGAACATCAGGAACCGCGGAAAGGTCTTGCCTTTCTCATCATGGAAGGGCGAAATACCCTGCATCATGACCGTGTTGCCAATGTAGAGCGTCCAGCACCATTGACCCTTGTAGATATACCAGTGATCGACCATCCGCAGCCGCTTCAGGCTGGTATTGACCCACACCCGCTCACGGTCCTGATCGGCCGATGACGTGATGTCCGATCCCGTCTCCATAAGATCGTCAATCTCTTGGGCTTTGTTCGGGATTAGCTCCTTGGCCTGGTCAACGTCGATCCATTTCGCAATGCCCATGTAGCGGGCATCGGTAAAGCCCTCGTCAAACGACCGCGGGTCATAGAAAAACGTATCGC